AAAAATAAAGTAATATTATTAGATCATTTAGATAATTTAGTCCCTAGAGAATATTTTAAAAAATTATTTGATATAAAAGAATTATATAATAAAATTAAATCATATAATAAAATATATAAAAAATTACCATCTTGATATGACTCGATAATAATTAATAATTCAAAAGAATATGATCAAAATGATATAAATAAAATCATACAAATATTTACATAAAATAATATTTATAATAAATAAAATTAGGAGAATAATATTATGAAAATTAAAAAATCAGAACTAAGACAATTAATTAGAGAAGAAATTCAAAAACAAAAAACGCTATTAACAGAATCAACAAGAAGTAGAATTGGAGTGCTTGATCCAAAAACAGGAAAAGTTAAATCAATATATTCACATTCTGATGGATATCTTGAACATGTTGGAAAAACCTTAAAAAAACATTATACTGATTTAAATAAAGTTAAAAAATTAATATCTTTAGGAGATATTTCTATTCTTGGTCCTAAAATTGGAACAAAACAAAGCTTTAATAGTCCCGATCCAGATACTGTTTTAGCATATGGTAGAGACAGAGGCGAAAAGAATGTTAATGCTAAAATACATGATTCTGTAAGAGATTATTTGCGTTCATTAAAAAATAGTGGAGTCGATTATGCTTATTTATATGATCCTAAAGAAAAAAAATGAAAATATATGAAATATCCATTTAATGAAGATTCAGAATTTAAAGAGTTTTAAATAATGAATAAAATAAATAAAATATTTATACATCATAGTGCCAGTGAATGAGGAACAGCAAATATTATTCGTCAATGACATTTAGATAAAGGCTGACGAGATTGTGGATATCATTTTATCATACTTAATGGAATATTAACATATGATGATTATAAAAATAATAGAATGTTTGAATCAATGATTGGGCAAATTGAAGTTGGTAGACCTATTAATGCTGATCCATGATTAGATGCAAATGAACAAGGTGCTCATGCTTATGGATATAATGATGATAGTATTGGAATATGTTTAATTCATGATGAAAAACCATATAAACCAGAAATGATAAATTCTCTACATAAAATTGTATTAGACTTAATGAATAAATTTGATATTAATGTTGAGAATGTTTTAGGTCATTATGAAGTTGAAACAGGAAAGCCACATTGTCCTTCAATTGATATGAATAAATTTAGATTTGGATTAAAAATGTTAATTGATGCAAAACGTGTATCAAATAAATTAAAAGATAATAAAATTGAATAAATTTTGAATTTAAAATAGAAGGATAATTAATGTCTAAATTTAAAAATACCAAACAAATTTTAAAACAAATTGAAGAAGATTCAAGTGATATTATTACGAAAAAAGTTTATAGTGAAAAAAAAGAAGAACCATGAAAAAAATTTGCAATTGGAACAAAATGATATTCATCAAAATATGGCTGATGTATTAGAACGCGTAACGGATTTGAGCAAACAGAAAAAAAATTAAAATCTGGTGCTATGTTTTGCCCTATGTGTGGTGAACCATTAAAATCATATAATAATATACAAAATTATAGAATGAAAGGAATGTGTATTAAATGCTATATAGCTAAAAAAGAAAATAACAATTAATATATATTAATTATAAATAATTAATGCAAAAAATAAATCCACAAAAATTACAAGAATTAATAAAAAAAGAACAATATAATTGTTTAATTAATCCTATATATGAAATAAAAAAATACTATAAAATTGTTCATCCTAAAAGAGGATTAATTAATTTTGAATTATTTGATTTTCAAGAAAAAACATTAAAAACATATTTTAGAGAAAATAAAATTATAATATTAAAAGGTAGACAGTTGGGTTTGTCTACATTAACCGCTGCATATATTGTTAGACAAATGATATATAATAAAAATTTTAATTGTGTTGTTGTAGCTACAAAATTAAAAACAGCTTCTAATATGGTTAAAAAAGTTAAAACGATTTTAAGAAATTTACCCATGTTTATTTTTCCATATAAAATAATTACAGACAATGCACTAAGTGTAGAAATATCTAATGGATCAAAAATGTCAGCTGAAGCAAGATCAGCGGATGCGACAAGGTCGGAGGCGTTAAGTTTACTCATAATTGACGAGTGCGCCTTTGTTCCAAGAGCAGAAGATTTATGAACTGGAGCATTACCTACTTTATCAGAAGGAGGACAAGCAATTATTTTGTCAACTCCAAATGGATATGGAAATTTATTTCATAAACTTTGATTGGGCGCTGAAGAAGGAATAAATGGATTTATTCCAATTAAACTTCCATGATGAGTTCATCCTCATAGAGATCAAGCTTGAAGAGATGCACAAGAAGCAGAACTTGGATCTGCAACAAAGGCCGCTCAGGAGAATGACTGTGATTTCGTTTCATCAGGAAAAACAGTTATTAAAAATAATGTTATTGAAGAATTTTATAAACGAACAAAAGATCCAATTGAAAAAAGCGGAAATGATGAAGAACTTTGAATTTGAGAAAAACCAATTCCTGGATATCATTACATTGTATCTGCTGATTGTGCTACTGCTACTGGAGATGATTTTTCTGCTGCCCATGTATTAAATGTAGAAACACTTGAACAGGTTGCGGAATATAATGGACATATTGATACATTTTTATTTGGAAAAGAATTATTAGCATTAGCAAAACAATATAATGAAGCAATTTTAGCAATTGAAAATAATAGCATTGGTATTGCTGCAATTCAACCTGCATTAGATGATGAATATATGAATTTATATTGAACAAAAAAAGGATCATTAGATTGAATTGATCCTACAAGTGATGAAATATATGAAGATAAAAAAATTAAACCTGGATTTTCAACTACATCAAAAACAAGACCATTAATTATTCAAAATATGGATACAATTATTAATCAAGAAAATCCAGTTATTAATTCTAAACGTTTAGTTAATCAATTTAAAACATTTGTTAATAAAGGAAGCAAAGCAATAGCACTAAATGGATATAATGATGATTTAGTTATGGCATATGCAATTGGATTGTGAGTAAGAAATGTTTCATTTAAATTATGAAAATATATTGAAGAAGCACAAGAATTTAATCGAAGTTGGTTAATTAAAGGATTTTCTGAAGCTTCAAAACCGTTTTATACAACAAAAGATAAAACTGATAATTCATATATTACTGAAGTTAAAGATTCAGAAGGAAGAATTATAGAAACAATTGATTGAAGTGAAAGTTTTAGACAACAAAGAAGAGAAAAAGAAAAATTAGAATCAGAAACATCAAAATAATTAAATTTTAAATTTAAATTATATTTATAATAAATAATAGAAGGAAAAATATATGGAAAATAATAAACCAAAATTATCAGTATTTGACAAATTAGGATATTTTTTTAATACAGAAAATATTATTAAATTATATGATAAAGAAAATTTAAAATATGTAAAATTAAAAAACAGAAATTTAAATAGAACAAATATCCAAGATGATTCTGTTATTGGTGGATTATATGGTGCTAGACGAACTTTACAAAATCCATGAAGCAATAAGGGTCCATCAAATGAAAGTAATCTATTATTTAATAATAAATTAATTAGATATGGTGAATATGAATTAATGGATGATGATTCATTGATTGCTGGTGTATTAGATGTATATTCTGAAGATGCAACAACATATAATACGGCTGGCGAAGTATTAAAAATTAAAGCAAATGATGAACGAATTGTTGATGTATTAACAAATTTATTTTATGATATATTAAAAATTGAATTTAATTTGACAGATTGAGTTCGACAATTAGTTAAATATGGCGATTTCTTTTTATATTTGACAATTGATTCTGAATATGGAATAGTTGGATATCAACCATTATTGCCACATAATATTGATATTAGAATTGAATATAATGAAAAAACGCACAAAGATGAATTAGTATATTATTATGTTCAAAGTAGCACAGCATATCAATATAATTTTGGAAAGACTAAAGATGAAAAATTTGAAAAATATGAATTAATACATTTTAAATTTAAACAAGATGAATTATTTTATCCTTTTTCAAAAAGTTTATTAGAAGCAGGCAGAAGAACTTGAACTGAAATTAAATTATTAGAAGATGCAATGCTTGTTTATAATATTACGAGAGCACCATCTAAGCGTGGATTTTTTATTAATGTTGGAAATCTTCCACCTAAAGATGTTGATGCATTTATGGAAAAAATTATTAAATCAGTTAAACGTGATGAAATTATTGATCAAGATGGGAAAATTAATTTAAGATATAATATTGAAAATATATTAGATGATTATTTTATTCCTGTTAGAGGAAGTTCAGATTCATCAAGAATTGAAACAATTGATGGCGGAAGTGAATATAATATTGAACCATTAAATTATTTACAAAATAAATTATTAGCAAGTTTTAAAGTTCCAAAAGCATATCTAACTATGGAAGAAGATTTAAGTGGGAAATCCACATTAGCTGGTGAGGACATTAGATTTGCCAGATCTGTTCGTTCCGTACAAAAAATGGTTATTGATCAATTAACAAAAATTGCAATGATTCATTTATATGTACAGGGATTTAAAATGAGTGAATTATTAGATTTTAAATTAGAATTAACGAATCCATCTACAATTCATGAAAAACAACAATTAGAATTATTAGGTGAAAAATTTGATCAAATTACAAAAGTAATTGATACTAATATTGTTTCAAAACAATGAGCATATGAAAATATATTGGATTTATCAGAAGATGAAATAGATGTTATGCAAGAACAATTGTTGCATGACGCTCATTTTAGATGAAAACTTGAACAATATGAACAAAATGGTAAACTTGAAGAAGAGGAAGAAGAAACGAGCGAAGATGAAATAGAAAATGCAATGGGTGAATTTGGAGATGAAGAATCAGAAGAAACAACAGAAAAAGAATCAGAAGAAACAACAGAAAAAGAACCAGAAGAAACAACAGAAAAAGAATCAGAACCCACTAAAGAAGAAGGTATTAAACTTGCTTATAAAAAAGAAAAACCTAAAAAAATTATAAAAAAGAAAAGAAAAAAATCATCAATTCCTGATTTTAAAGATGATTCAATTAATTATAATTCTAATACTTTTGCTGGAAACAATCCAACCACAACTTTTGAACAAAACTTAAAACAATATGTTAACAAAATTTTATCAAATAATGGCACAACAATCAAAAAAAGTTTTTATAATCAAAATAAAAAAGATTATATTACAGAACTTAAAAATATTTTTGATGGATTAGATAAATTAAACGAAATCGATGAAAAAAACCAAGATGAATAAATATTTATATAAAATAATATTTGGAGCATAATAATATGAACAAAAATTTAAAAAAATTAAAACACAATAAAATCAAAAACAGTGGATTAATTTTCGAAATGTTAATTAAACAATTAACAACAGAAATGATCAATAATGATGTAGCAATAGCAAAAAAAATTATTGAAAGAAATTTTCATAAAAATTCTGAATTATATAAAGAAGTTAAAATATATACAGCTATTATGAATTCAAAAAATAAAAACAAAGAATATATATATTCAATTATAAATGAAGCATTAGACTATAGTAAACAAATTAATATTAAAAAAATTCAAAAAGAAAAATTTAATTTAATTAAAGACATTAATTCAAATTATGGAAATGCTTTTTTTAATACGCAAATAAAAGATTATATAGATTTTGCAAATATATATAAATTATTAGAATTAAAATTAAATAAAAATAATTTAATATTAGAAGTAGGTGAAGAAACACAAACAAAAGAAAACTTAGTTGAATCATTAATGAATAAAGAAGATTTAATTGAAGAACTAAAAGAAAATAATTTTCCAGTTGATTCTTTAACATATAAAGTTTTAATTAGAAATTTCAATAAAAAATATTCAAATTTAAATGAAAAACAAAAAGAAATATTATCTTTATTTACAAATAATTTTTCATATAATCAAACTTATAAAGAAAAATTTATAAATTTATTGAATGAAATTCGAACTAATTTAGAAGATAAAAACAAAAAAATTGATAATAAAACATATAATGTAAAAATTAATAGTGTTGTTAATAAATTAAATTTAGTAGAAGAAAAGATTAATAAAAATAAATTTAATAGTGGATGTATACAAACATTAATTTATAGTGCAGAATTATCAGAATTATTATAAGTAAAAAAATATAAGGAAAATTAAATTGTGAAAAAACAAATAGCAATATATCCAGGAAGATTTCAA